TTTCCAAGCCATCATGTGAGTGGCATGTAGTTCTTGCTTTGATACATTTGCAGGGAAAAATACATTTAAAGACTGACTTTGACAGATATGTTTTTGACGGTCCGCTGCCATATCTATAACCCAACGTTGATCTATTTCCACTGCTGTTTTAAATACATCTTTTGTCCAATCATCTAAAAACTCTAGGTGTTGCACAGAGCCTCCATTTGTAACAATGTCCTTCCATATCTCGTCTGTATCTAGTCCCAAGTCCTGTAATACTGCTTGCAGATACTCATTTTTTTGCAGAGAGCTTCCACTTTTAGTTTTCTGAGTATACGCATTAGCACGATAGGGTTCAATACTAGGACTGGTATTTCCACATATAATACTTGAGGAAGCATTTGGAGCAACAGCGAGAAGATGACAATTACGACGGCCTGTGCCTACTGCATCCAGCGCTTCTCCTCTTTCTTTAGCTAACTGCTCACTTGCAGCCTCTGCGGCGGATTTAATATGCCAAAAGATTGCCATGTTCCGCCCCTTAGCCATAGGAGACTCAAAAGGCACATTATGCCTCTGTAAATAGGCGTGAAACCCCATTGCTCCGAGTCCAATGCTGCGCTCCCTTTCTGCACTATATTTAGCTTTTGCTAATTCATTGGGTGCATTTTCTATAAAATAGGTTAAAACATTATCTAACATACGTACAAGATCCGGAATAAAAGCAGGATCATTGCTCCACTCATCATACTCTTCTAAATTTACACTAGATAAGCAGCATACTGCAGTTCTTGTTTCATTTGTTGGAAGCGTAATTTCACTACAAAGATTAGACTGATGCACTTTTAGCCCTAAATTTTTCTGGCACTCAGGAAGCGCTTCTTGTACAGTGTCCCCAAACATAATATAAGGCTCGCCTGTTTCTACTCTATTTTGGATTAACTTTACCCACAATGTTTTTGCTGATACAGTTTTTGTAACTGCTCCTGAATGGGGATCAATTAAGTTCCAACTGTCATCAAATCCTGGGGTCAATGAAGCCCCTTCTATAAGCTCCATAAAACTATCAGGAATAATAATGCCATGATGAAGATTTGTAGACTTACGATTAACATCACCTCCAGTAGGCTTACGCATATCTAAATACTCTTCAACTTCTGGGTGCGAGATGGGTAAGTACCCCGCATAGCTCCCACGTCTGGTAACTCCTTGAGAAAATGCGAGCATCTCTGCATCAACTACTTTAAGAAAAGGGATAACGCCGGTAGACTCAGATCCATTACTGGTTTTTGAACCTACTGAACGTATATCTCCCCAATAACCACCGATGCCGCCACCGACTGAACTGAGAAACGCATTTTCTGTATAGTGTGCAGTGAGACCAGTTCTACTATCGTCCACGTAGTTAAGGAAACAGCTAATAGGAAGCCCGCGCTTAGTGCCTCCATTACTAAGAATGGGAGTAGAGAACATGAACCAAAGTTTACTAGCGTAATCATACAATCGCTGGGCATGTTGTTCATCGTCTGCGAAGGCCTCCGCCGCTCTTGCAAATGCTTGCTGTGGAGAAGTTTCTCCGTTTACTAAGTATCTATCTTGTAATGTTTTTATACTAAATTCTGATAAATATCGGTCTCTCCGAAAATCAATTTGAACGCTCATACAATTTATTCTCTATATCTGGGATATTTTTCATGCCGATAGCATCTTCGCAATACGTCAATATATCCATTAATTGATAATTATACAGCAGTCTATCTCCACTTTCATTTAACGACTGTATAAACTTATACTTACTAGGTATTGGTAAAACATTATAGATATCAAGTGCATCTCCATACTGTTTAATTAGTCCTTCTGCTCTTTTGGGGCCTATTCCTGGAATTCCTGGTACATTATCGCCCTTATCCCCTACTAAACACTTTAAAGAGATGTACTCTTCGGGAGTTACATTGTAGTGCGTTTTCCAGTTTTCAAGCGTAACTTCCTTCCTCGTCACATATGAAAACCTACTTACATTTTCTTGTATCAATAAGTCCCAATCTCTATCACTAGACACCATCCAGATAGTGCCTAAGTTAAACTTTTCTTTATGCTTTACTAGATACCCTGCGATATCGTCTGCTTCTACTCCTTGGTATCTTAGGACTAAATGATTGTCTTCTAAAACCTTTAAAGACTCTTCAAACTCTGAAAAGAATTCTTCAAATGCAATACGATCCTCTTCACTTTGATCTGCAAACTTTTCTTTTCGATTTTGTTTATATTCTGGGTAAATAACTTTTCTATAGGAAGAAGATCCCCAGTCTGCTGCTATTATGATTGATTTACACCTATAAGACTCTGCTAAGCTTTCTACTGTTTTTTCAAAATCATACCTAAAGTCTGTTCTTCCTTGGTGCTTCCATCTAAACGCCAAGTTTAAAGCATCGACTATAAGAGTGGAAGGTTCAGTTTGAATTTTTTCATTAAAACTAAATGTCATTTTATAAACCTTATTGTTTCTTTTTCAAGCCACTCGTCCGCTAACAAAACAAAACAGTTTAGAAAACATATAAACATATAATTTTCTGTTGCTGCAGGAGGCGTATCTGTTACTACAAAAACGGGGGACCGATTATACTTAAAAAATAATAGAGCTTCTTGCCCACCGCCATCGGCTTGCTGTAGGAGTTTTGCCCACCACTTAATTAAATTATTAGTTCTAGGCGCAGTAAATATTTTATCAGTAAGGGGGGACTCTGCGTAGTTTTTTACCTCTATACAGAACCTGTTCTTCTCATGAGGAACATATAAGTCACCTTTCAAGTATTCTAAGGCCCCTGAATTTGGAACTCTCTCAAACTGAAGATCTGTATGCTCTCTCAACAAGTCTCTTACTAAATATTCGCCTCTTGCTCCTTTTGCTCTACTATCAACCATACTACATTAATTCCTCTACGGCTCGAAACTTTTCGTGGCTCTCAACTAACTTGGCTACTTGTGTGTCTATAGCTTCTAAAATTTCTGGGTGCTCCCCGATACCTGCAGGACTTAATAAATAAATTTCTATGTTTGCTTCGGCCTCTTTTATTTGTCCAAAATATTTTGCTTTTAGAGCTTCGAGTATTACTTCTTTCATATTACTTTCCTTATTCAAGCGCACTTACATTATTATGTTTTACTACTTCTATTTTTTCTAGTAAAGGGTGCGTCCATCCGTGGCTGACAACATAAGTATTTAAATTTTCCTGTAAAAGAACCTCTACTAGCTTCTCTCTTCCTGCTTCGTCTAAAACATTAATTACTTCGTCTAAAAATAATATATTAATTCTTGACTTGGATATACTACTCATAAGTTTACGTATAGCAATAAGAGTAGCTGTATTAACTCGAGCAAGCTCTCCACTGGAAAGAGCAAGTATATCTACAATATTTTCATTGTCGGTAACTTGTACATTTAATTTATCATTTGTAACAATAAACTCTAGTGTAAATCTTCCATCAGATAGTTCTGCAAGGTAGTAGTTTGTCAGCTCTTCTAGCTCTTTAACAAGATTTTCTATTTTATATGCGAGCAATCCGTTAGTGCTAAAAGATTTTTTTAGTACTTCAAGATTATTTGCAATGTTTTTTTCAATGTCAAACAACGCTTGGCTCTCTTCGAGCTGAGTTTGAAATTCTTCTGTTTGCTCAAGAATTACTTGAATTCGAGTATTTCTTCGAGTTATTTTTGAGTTTTCCGTCGAGAGGCTCTCCAACTGCTCTTTAGCCGAAACCAATTTAGCTCGTACTCCTGCCAAGCGCGAGTCAAGCTCTCTCTTGTCCAAGACGGCCACTGGGAGATTTCTATCAATGCTTCGATAAATTTCTTGCCACTCTCTTTCAATTTTTCTTGCCTCATCGTACTCTGCATTGTTTTGTTTAACTTCTGATATTCTTTGCTTAATTTCATGCTGTCGCTCCTGTGCATGATTAATTTTTTTTGTTTCTCCTTCAATTAAGGTCTCTTTGAAAGCTGCGTCTACAGACTGCTCACAAGTAGGACAATGATAGCCTAACTTCGTTAGCTTATTTAAAATTTTCTCAGACCCCGCTACGACCCCGTTGAGACTGCCAAGCTCAGATTGAAGTGTATCATAAGACTCTTTATCTTGTATATTACAAGAGCGTGCCTTATTTAAATCTACCTGCTCCAGCAGTTCTTTATATGTATTATTTTGTATAATTTTTTTATTTTTTTCAGAAATATTTTTAATTTCTAACGAAAGCTCAGCGTACTCCTTCTCGTCTTCTGCAGTGTCAATTAAAATTTCTTTGAGAGGAAGTATGGATGTATCACTCAATTTATTATCTAAAAGCCATTTTTCAACGGTTGCTAACTGAGCTTCTATTGAAGTAATATTGATACTTCTTTTTCTAGACTCTTCTTTGAACAGCTCGAATAATTTTACGTAGTGCTCTAAATGTAAAAGATCTATTAAAAACTTTTTCCTATTGGTATCGGTTGCAGTAAGAAACTGTAAACTACTATTTGTGTTTTGGTACACAAGCTGTGAAAAGGTTTTGAAGTCAATACCAATAACTTCTTGCAAGGTTTTATATGTATTAGTCGCCGTATGGCTACTAATATCTTCGTTATCTTTGAGTAGACGAAGTTTAATATTTGACTTGCGATCGATGATAACATCATAAAGCGTACTATCCTTTGTAAAAGTTAAGTGTATATGATAACCATTATTTACATAACGGTTTGGAATGTCTGCTTTTTTTATACCTTTTGAGTTTTTATTGTACAAAGCCTCTTCGATAATTAAAGGTATAGAAGATTTTCCCATGCCATTAGTACCAACTAGCTGAGTTACAGTATTACTAGAGAGGTCTAACTCGTTATCTGGCCCGTAACTAAAACAGTTACTCCATTTCAATTTTTGAAGCGTAATCATTAAATATACCTACTATTTCTGGTATTTTTGTTTCAGATATTTCCAATATGTAAGTTAAATACTCTATTAACTCATCTTGAATACTCATGTCTTTATCAATAACTAAACTTGCTTCTGTACTTCTTTTTATTACTTTTTTATCAAGCAACTCAGTATTTTGTACATTAGCTAGTTCTTGCATATCCCCCTCTATTTCATATATAGTATGATGATACTCTGTAGAAAGCATTTCAGAGGGATCTGAAACTGTTTTGCGCAGCAACTGAGGAAGCTCAAAAGGCTCCCATATCCAGCTCCAGTTGCTTGAATTTATTAAAAGGTACCCTGTTTGTACCTCATTTCTATGAAACGAAGTTGTCATAGGAGACCCGGGATATACAATATTTCGTTGTGTATTGCTATGAGCATGTAGATCGCCTGCAAAAACAACTGGAAAGTCCTCAAACCTGTCTAAGTCCACCTCTGGCTTGACATGGGGAGGAATTTCGCCACGAACATGAGTGAACAAAGGCTTGCTTTGGTCAAACATTTCAATTGAATTTTTACGGTGAAGATCCGCATAGGGCAGTATTCCGAACCCAAAGTCATTATCTACATACGAAATATCTAGTACCTGTACAAGAGGGTTAATATCTCTAGATACTTGCTTTAACTGTGTAAAAAATGTTTTGTTCTTTTTTGTTGCTTCATGGTTACCGTCATAGATAACAGTTGGAATCTGTACTTTCCGAATAAACGAAAAATACAGCTCCAACTCCTCCATATTCGGTAGACGGTCAAAAAGGTCGCCTCCTATAACGTGCATGTTACACTGTTTTTCTAAAGAATGTATCTGTTCAAAAAACAATTTATAGCGATTTAATGCCCACTCTCGTGGTACATTTTTTTGACCCAGCTTTAAGTGCCAGTCTGCCGTAAATAAAATCATGGGTTAAACCTTATGACATTTTAAACTCAGCTTCAAGAGCCTCATCCATATCACCAGAAGTCTCTACTCGAATTTCATCAAGAAGAGTTTTTTGAGCATCGGGGGTTGGGCGAGGCATAACATCATCCATAGACTTTAGATCGGCAATTGCTGCCATTTCATCTTCGCTCAAAGTTCGTTGCTTGCACTTCAATACCTGGAGCTGGTACTCTACATTATAAGGCAGAGGCCCAGTCTTGACGCGCTTGAACTTAACATCCCAGCCAGTCTCGGGATCTGTAGGATCTCCCAAGTCTTCTGCAGCAGTAAGAATAGCCTCAAAGAGCTTCTTCTTAAGATTAATAATCTTAACTTCTCCTTGATCCACACACTGCATAGCGTAGCTCCAGCCACACTTGAGATCGGGGTAATACTCACGAACCCAATCTTTTTCTTTATTATTAAATCGCTCTTCGTTGCGATCAAATGAAAGACACTCAAAAGGAATGTTCTTTCCGTTTTTGCCCTCTAGCCAGTATACATACCGTGCAAGTACATCTCCTACGAGACGAACTTCATTATCGCCGTCACGATAAGAGTATGATGTGATGCTAGACTTCTTTGCGCCGCCAGCGGCTTTGTTAAAACTTAGTGCCATTTTTCTTTCTCCTGTGGGGCTTCTTCATATAAAAAGACAACATTATCGTCTTCAATATCAAGTAGACTGTTTTCATAAATATAAGTGGGCTCGATTTCAAGTCTTCGAATGTCGAGCACTGTGTTCCCAGTTGCCAAGTAGTCCGTTATCGAACGTAAAGAAGCCGTAGCGAGGTACTGGGCTACCTCGACGTGGCTGTGTTTGTATGAATTATATAGCAAGACGTCGGGGTGTACTAAGAAAGACTCCCCTAAAAAATTCAAGTGACTAAATCTATAAATGTTATCATACTTATTAGTAGGAAGCTGATCCGTCACCATCATTTTAAAGATACGAAAAACATCCGAAGCGTCTCCATCTGCCTCTTCAAATATCTTTTTCCAATTATACAATAACATACTATTATACATTAAATTAGAGCTCATGTCAAGAATTATTTTTCTATGTTATAACTGATTAATCTCGTAGCCCTGTTTCATATAGTAGCCCATACGATTTGAAGCCTGACGAGTTGCAGTTTTGCCTTTAAGATGAATATCTACTATTACGGGAGAGGGCTTTCCTTCTTGTTCTCGGATGACTCTTCCGATAAGTTGAGTGAGTAGGGGCTCATTATTAATGGGCGTACCGAGTATAAGGACAGAGAGGGAATTGACTGATATCCCCTCACTAAATATTGCTTGAGTACCAAAAAGTACTTCTTTATTTCCATACATAATTTCATCTATTAATTCCTCCCTTTTTTCGTGCGGCACATCTCCCGTTACACAAATTGCTTTTTCTCCTACTAATACTGCGCAGGTCTTTAGAAAGTGTACACGATCTGATACTACAAGTACTTTATGCCCTCTTGCTGCGTAGTAAGAAGCAAGTAGGGATACGCTATGTGCGTACTCTTCGTTATTTACTAAATTGTTTACTCGGTTTGCCCACGGAATATTTGCACCGTCCATAAAGCGTACTTCGGAGCGATAGATAGCAATGCTTGGAGTCATAAAATTTTCTTTGGGAGGCTGAAATAATTTACTCCCAAAGTAATCACGAAAGACTATATGTTTTCCGTCTTTTCGCTCGATTGTGCCACTGAGTCCAATTTTGTATCTCGCATGGTTACTGTCGATAATTTTTGCAAACGTTGGCGAAGATACATGATGCATTTCGTCCAAGATAATTGTTCCGAAATCTTTTCGGATTTTGTCAATATTTCTGTAGAGTGTTTGGGTATTACCAACCACAATACAAGAATCGGTATTGAAATTACCAGACCCAATAATTCCAGGGGTGATACCATATACTTTTTCAACCTCTTTTGCCCATTGATTTCGTAAAGCTACTGTATGAGTAACTACTAATGTTTTTTGTCCTAATTTTCCTGCGATTGCTAGCCCTGTAAATGTTTTTCCCCAGCTTACCCACGCATTGATGATACTGCTATCGTCGAGTTCGTCATAGACGGCTTGTTGAGATTCGCGGAGTACAAACTGAAACTCAGGAAAATCAACAGGAACCATAACCCTCTTGTCCACCATTTCATAGTCATTTGGTATTAGATCCCCTCGTCCGATTGGTATAGATACCAGATTTTCGCGCACCCGCTGCAGATTCTTAATAATGATCGGAGGATCATTAGGATTCTGAGGTGCGATTTTATATGTTAACTCTTTTGACAGCTCTTCCCTAAGCGGAGGGGCTGCTTCCATAAATATACGATTACTAAGGACAGCTTTCATACTTTTTTTCTCGTATCTTTAAGTCTATCTTCCGAATAGTCATATAATACCCAAGGAAGCCCCTCCCAATGAACAACTCCTGCATATTTTATATCCATGTCAGGAGGTCTAGGAATAACAAACGAATTCTTTACTCCATGTAGTTTCAGCAAACAGCAAGATCCTCTTAAAACTACGTCTTTTATTTTATAATATTTTAACTTACAAAATTTTGTTTTTTCATAAATAAAAGAAACTCCGTTAGTATCAATAAAGTACTTATTATTACTTTTTATTATACCCCTAAATGTATCTATCTGATGCTTTAGCGGTAATACATTCTCGTAGGGAGTCTGAAGCCTTCGTACTCCTAGAGTGTCTCCTAGCATATTTTTATCATCTACTATTTGTCCGTCTAAGAATAATAAGCCATCTTGTCTATCCCAGTTTCCACTGGGAAGCTCATAAACAGGAAACTTAATTTTATTAATGCTCTTGTAGTATATCACCATATAGCTTCGTAAATTTACCCATTGAATAGTCTTCTCCGACTTCAAAATCACAACCAATCGGAGCACCTGGAATATAAATACCTCTATTTTTTTGTACAAACTTTTGCAGCATTTCAGAGTAAAAGTCAATTTCATCTTCAGGCACTTCTGCCAAGACTGAATCGTGCACTAAAGCAAAGATTCGAGATTTAAGTTTTTGTGATTTAATAAAATCACCCATGTCTATAGCCCCAAGCAAGTTAATATCACTAGCAGCAGACTGTACCAGAAAATTAAGACCAGACCGAATGCTATGAGATTTGATGCCTTTATCGGAACTTTGAACATTTGGTAGTCTCCTTTTTCTTCCAAAGAAGCTGTAAACAAACCCATTTTGTTCAATAAACTTCTGCCTGTCTTCAATCCAAGATTTTAAGTTGTAAAATGCTTCAAAGTATTCATTAATAACTTCTGTAGCCTCATGCTTTGAGAAATATTTTCCACTGTCTTTTGTTACTTGCTCACTAATTTTTGCCGGCCCCGCCCCGTACATGATGCCAAAAGTAACAGCTTTTGCTGCTTGTCTTCTATCAGAGTACAGCTCTGCTACTTCTTCAACAGCACATGGAAGCCTAAAAACTTTATGGGCAATAGTACTGTGAAAGTTTCCTCCAGAACTAAAAACTTCCATGAGTGCTTTATCTTCTGCGAGCACTGCGGCCACATATACCTCTGCGGTAGTTAAATCCATTGCAACAATCTTATGTCCTGGAGCAGCCTTGATACAGCCTTTTACAGTAGGGTTATCCCTAGGAAGTTGCTGCATATTAAGTTTACCACTAGAGCTAAGACGACCACTAGTAGTACTGTGAAGGTTAAACCCAGTACGAAGACGAGAGTCTCTGTCCAGCTGAGGTATGATTTTGTCAAGATAAGTATTTTTGATTTTAGATTTTTGTCGTATATCCAAGATGAGTTTAGGTACATCGCTTTGAAGTGAGAGTTCGTTGAGCACTTCCGCGTCAGTAGAATCTGCGCCCGTGCCTGTTTTCTTTCCAGTTGGTTTAAGGCCCAAGTGGTCAAATAATAAAGTACGCAACTGCACAGTGCTATTTGGATTAAAAGGTTTTCCATTTAATTCTTCAAATCTCCGTATTTTACTGTTTTTGTATAGGTCTGCTATGGCATTATCAATGTCTGTTTGCATTGCATCCTGCGCTAGATAAAGTCTTTTCTTATCAAAAGGTACTCCATTGTCCTGAATATCTGTAAGAAACCTAGTTCCAGGAATTAAAATATTTTCGTAGACTGAAAGCAGCTTTGTATTCTTTTTAATCTTAATAAATTTTTCATATAATAAAAAAGTACATACAGCATCCATCGCAGCATATGTTTTCATTACCTCAAAAGGAATACTGCTCCACTGGAAATCTGCTTTAAGTATGCCGTGCTCTTTTCGATACTCATCAATCCAATCGTACATTGGCTTTTCGTAGTCCCCATAAGGAGTAAACTTTAGTGATAAAGGCTTTAGTCCGTGACCCCCGGGGTTCTCATCTATAAGATAATGCAGCAGCATAGTGTCTTCGAACTGCGGAAATCTAAATCCAAAATGATACTCAAAGAAAGCCATATCGAATTTAGCATTATGAAATACTACTATTTTCTTGTCGAAAAGTATTTGTAGTAATCGCTCAGTTTCATCATCAAAACAATCGGTGTCAATATAAGCGCCGAACTTACCACAGTAACTAAGACTAATCCCAAGCATATAACCGTCACGAGGGTATAGCCCAGTTGTCTCAGAATCGAGCGCAATGTATCCACATTCTTCTGCAATGGCAGCCCGAATAAAATCATTAGCCTTCTCCGTCTCTTGGATTCCCCAAGCAATTTGCTCATCTATTACTACATCTTCGATTTCTCCTGAGATGTATTTTTTAATACTTTCTTTAGAATCTTCCCACGTTTTTTTAGCCTCCGGCTTAAACGTAAGCATTGCAGGATTAATTACCGGCAAGTATTTACCTTCTACTTTCTTTCCAGAATACTCTGTTACTGAATTAATTTTTGTAAAGTATTTTAGAGCATCCGACCCTACAAGCACTACCCAATCATATTGAGCAGGGTCCATGTCTATATCGCAATCACGCTTTAATACTTTTTTAATTGAAGGATCAGAACATAACTGATACTGATCAAACTCAAAAGCTCCATCGAACTCTTGAGAAAAATTTGTTTTACTGGGTTTGGTTTCTACTAATGCAACCTTAGGCATATAATTTACTCCATAACTTATCAACTTGAGATTGAGACAGTGCTCCTGCATCTAAATACTTATCACCAAACTTTATGATACGGGTAGTGAGACTAAATTTCTCGCACAGCTCTTTTATCTTTTCGGCCCCTTGCTGGCCTGCTTCATCATTGTCCAAGAATATGTCAATGTTTGTAACTCCTTGAACAATTAATACTTCTAACTTTTCTTCATTAAAGTTTTTTACGCCAAAACAACATATAGCATTTGAAACGCCTTTGTCATGTAAATTAAGCACATCAAATATGCCCTCAACCAAAACCACACTATTTTGTATTGGTGTGACTATAGGATAAAGAGGCATTTTAGCCCCGAGCGGAGCATTGTAATACTTCGGTATTTGACTTGTCTGTGTTCTGGCTTGAATTGCTACTACTTTATCTGTTCTATCTTTTATGGGAAAACATACTCTACCTGTAAACTCTTTTGCAGAGCTAAGAAACGCCCCGAATTTTTTATACGTTTCTGGTCGAATATCTCTCCAGCCACCTATGTAAGGCACGGCGTCTTTAGGCATTTCTATCCCTGTAGATTCTTCCCGTACTTTTTTGATTTTTTTCTTGAGTACCTGTCTTTGTATTTCCATACGATTGGCTTTTTCACCAAAATGAGTAAACAGATTTCCTTTATACTCACAGGAAAAACAATTAAATATACCAGTTACTTGGTCTATTCGCATACTAGGATTACGGTCAGGGTGCTCAGGATTTAAACAACTTACCTCAAAATCTTTGCCTCTAGGCAAGTAAGGTATATTTCTGGTCTTGAGAATATCTTCTACATTCATCTAACAGTCCGAGTCGAAAGAGGCCCACTCATCCATTTCGGTAGGCTCATCATAATTATCTTCATCAATACTACATAGCCACGGCCCGCTATCTGGTTCGCTATACCACCAGTCTTCTTCTAAAGCTTCGGGGCATCTTATAGGGTCTCCATTAGAGTACCCATCTCCTATTAAGTATTCGCCACAGTTTGGGCAAGTATCTCTAGTATTCCAATGTTCCATAAGTGCGTCGTGCATTACCGTCTCATCCTTGCTAAATCTTTCATTTCTTCTTCGTTAATAACGGGGACTGCATTTGACTTGTGCATGGTTCCGATACCTTTAACAAGGGTTCCTGTGTAACGTGGTGGGTCCACTCTAGCGGCAACTCCAGCTGTGTCGGGACGCGAAGGGTAGTCATCGGTACACCGGCGGAAACTATGTCGCTCAGATGCATGTATATCCCCAACTTTGATAGCCTTAGCTTTTCTTCTAATACTTTTTTTCTTTCTACCGCTGGTAGTGTGGCGTAAAGATCCATAAATCATCCCCATAAATAAAAACTCCCATGATTAAGCATATATTATACACGAAATCGATGGGAGTGTCAAGCATTATTTTTATCAGAGGTCGTGAATTTCTTCGTCTGATTTGTGGGAAGACTCCTCACGCTCTTTAGGAGTTAGAGCCGTTTCCGGTCCTATCTTCAAGGTCTCCCAATTCATAGTGGAAGTAAAATGTTTCATACTCGCTGAGCGCATCTTAACACAATTAAACGTAATACACTGATCCTCTTGATCCCAGGTCTCAAGAGAGTAAGCTGCATCTGCGGCATCCAAGATACCTTTAGCAAATCTAGCTTCTCCTGTTGCGTCTGTTTGATACGGAGAAAAAACAGCACAATCATACTCTTGAGCCATGGANTTTAAAGCTTTACTAACTTCAATCTGCTCCGTCCAGTCATACTGGCCTCCTCTGGAAGGAATATTAGAGCGTTTAACTTGGTTTATATAGTCTACAATAATGACACTTGCACCAATTTTAGAGACTTTCTTATCTAGCTCTGCACGTATCTTTGCGATAGTAAGGCTAGGGTCGTAGACAACATCCAACTGCTGAGTCGGGAGAAGCTCATGCTGTGTAGTTAGACTACGGTGAAACTCATTATAATCTCGGCTAGTGCTTTTCTTGTATTCTAGAAGACGCTCTTGTCCGTTGACAAAACGACTTGCTTGCCACCAAGCTACTTTTTCCCACTCCATATTCGTCAAGTTTCCGTTGCGAATGCTAGAAAAGGGAATTCCAGTTGAGATCGAACAACATCGTTGCAATATTGCTCGACTATCCATTTCAATAGTAAAATAAATAGCTGAACGGCCAGACTGAAATATATTGTTTGCAACATTGGCACAAGTAATAGACTTGCCTGAGCCACGTTTACCTCCCACAAGAATTAAATCTTTTGGACTAAACGTGATACCCTCGTCATAAATAGAATTTAATCCAAGGCCAATATGCTTGGCAAGCTCTTCTTCAGGCTCCATAAGATGTATGCGCTGCATACTTTCCTGGGGAAGCTCAAGATCAACTTTATCCTCAATATCCAGAACTATCTGATGTAGCTCTTGGACTGATTCATCTGCACTTGCAAACAATACAGAGTTGTCGATATACTTATCAAGAGAATTTAAAATCTCTTTCTGAGCATACTCATTTTTTAGATACTCAAGTAAAGTAGCAGGCTCAATGTCTACATCAATAGACTCTACTGCATACACCTTATCTTTAGTAGAAGGGTGTCTTATACTTAACTTTAAATCATTAAATGAAGGGAACTCATGAAATTTCTCACAATGATTATCAATGGCCTCAAAGAGCAGATGATATTCGCCAGGAAGGTACTCTTTACGCAGATAGCTCCACGTTTCAAAGTCCCCCACAGCAATACATTGCTTTATTAAAGCACTGGAAATATTCAATTGTTCCCCCGAACATAAAAAGACTGGCCCCGAACAGAGGCCAGCCGCCTACAGCATAAAAAGATTACTAAGACTTAGCAGCTTTAGCAGCACCATCGTAATCAGACGCAGTTAAACCGCGACGAGTAAGCATGGTTTTAACACCACGTGCAGTTTTGCCAATAGCTTCAGCAATAGCCTCTACAGTCATAGACGCTACGTCTACTCCTGCCAAGGGGTCAGCATTAGCGGGGCCTTTTGTAGTCTCTTGCCGAGGAATAGCAGCAATATCACCAGAGCGGAGAAGGCTCAGGGCCTTACCACGAATACTGTTGACAGTACGGCCCAGTGCATCGGCGATAGCCTCAACAAAAGCACCGTCATTTACCATAGAGATAAATGTGCTCTCTTCTTCAGGGGTGTAGGTGCGAACACTCTCTACCTTGGGAGCAGGCTTAACATGGTCAGTAAGCTCCATACTCAGGATTTTGCCCTGAATAGATTTAGGTGAGAAGTTTCCGCCTTCAAAATGCTCAGCAATTTGAGCATAGGTATACTCTCCTGAGTTATCAGTAACAAAGGAGCGCAGAGTAGCTTCTTGGTCTTCAGAAAAAGACTTGCCTGCAGCAGCAGAAGCAAGCTCTACATCAAATCCCATCTTTCGCAGTTTGCTAGAGACAGAACGTGCAGAGGTGTCAAGCTCGTCTGCTGCTTCTGCAACAGTAGCCTGGGATACGGGGCTTTCAGCTCCGACAAAATTTGTGAGCGCTTCGGTACGCTCATCAGTCCACTTAGGAAGTGCCATATTTTTTCTCCAAATAGGATTGTAAATCCGTAATTATTTCAACGCCAGATTCTCTGGCCTGTTTAGTTTTTGCTGATTCAATACCGCTTTCATTAACGAGAATTGTTACATCTTTAGTTAGACTCGTTTTTACTTTATAACCAAGATTAACGAGTGCTGTGCCTGCTTGGGCCTTGGTCTTAAAACTCTTAAGCTTTCCGGTTATACAGACAACGCCTCTATCCATGGATACCGGCGATGCGCCAAGAGGTGTAAACTTCATATCAAATGGAAGACACCCATCGTAAAAACAATAGAACTCCTCATTCAACCAGTCACATAGATTCTCGGTTGCTTTTGGGCCTAATCCGGCACGCTCACAAGTGTCTGTAGTAATTTCAGTAATATCTTTAACAGTCTCAGACAGCTTCTTCGTTGCCGTTTTTCCGATCAGTGGAATACCAAAAGCAGGTAATACCAAATCAAGAGGAGCAGAAATAGAGTTTTGAATCTCTGCGTGTAGCTTTTTACCGAGCTTCTCGCCCAGCTTTTCACAGAGTAAAAACTCATCATATAGATAGACTTGATCGAAGTCCTCTATTTCTAGCTTCTCTATTGTTGCGGGGCCAAGCCCTTTAATCTTCAGAGTCTTTGCAAAATGCTCGATTTTCTTCTGAGACTGTGCTGAACAGCTAGTACTGTAACAGTAGAACAAATCATTGACAGCAGTAAGCTCAGTACCACAGGAAGGACATTCCGTTGGTGGCACGATTTCTCTTAGCATTTAAACTTCTCCGAAAATGTAAAATATATTATACGAAAAACTGAGGTAAAAGTCAAGAACTATTTTTTGGGATGTCTACTCTGCGAACGATTCGCGGAATAATATCCCCACTACGTATTACCTCTACTTTGCAACCAATTTCCAGGTCCAAAGAGCGAATGTACTCGATATTGTGTAGAGTAGCCC